TATGAAAGACATTATTGCTAACGCTAAAGAAAATGGTTATAAACAAGTAACATTAGAGGTTCCCGGTAATTCTCCAGATGCTCGCCATATTTATGAAAAAATAGGGTTTAAAGAGCAATACACCATAACTGATTCGGATGACGATGTTGTTTGGGATGGATTGACAAAAATGAAATTGGATTTAACAGATGAATTAAAGCATCATGGCATCCTTAACCAAAAATGGGGTGTTCGTAATGGCCCTCCATACCCACTCGGTGGCGGCGATTATAGCCCGGCTGAAGTAAAAGCTATTTACAAAAAAAGACGTATTGGAAATAGTATCTATAATAAAAAGCACTTTGACGAAGTATTAAAAGCTAATAAAACAACACTTAGTACACTTTCTTACAATAAAGATCGAACTAAGAATACTGATATGTTTTATGCGACACATAAAAAGTTGGATAAACATCAGTATAATGCTTTATTTAATAGCCCTGTCAAAATGCCGATGTATGATGACAGTGGCAATGAAATCGGAACTGGTCAGTGTTTAAAATACAGAATAGATAATTCTGTTAAACATGATATGAAAGTAGCAAGCGAAGATTCTGGTGCTAAAATCTTTATGAATTTGTATAAAAAAGACCGAGATTTTTACAATTTTGTGAATGACAGCAGCCGTATGCAGAGTTATTTTGTGGCCGACAAATACAAATTTAAGGGTTACAGAGAGGCCCGAGATGTTCTTGATAAAATGAAGAATAGGAACTATAAGCCGACCTCTGATGACTTACAAACCGTTTACCGAATGTTTAACTATGTCATTCCGTACGATGGTGCTGGCAATGCACGAAAAGGGAACGACGTAGCAAAGCAGCGTGCAAAGTTTTTCACTGAATGCAAAAAAGCTGGATACGGTGCAGTGCTTGATACTAATGACGCTATTTATGGTGGATTCAAAGCGACTTCCCCGGTAATTGTGTTCGATATGGGTGAGGTCGTTCCAAAAGATATTTATCAAACAAAAATGAGCGATAAAGCAGTTTCATCAGCAGTGCTAGCTGGGCGTAAATTTTTAGGAGTATAACTTATGAAAGATTTTTTATATCACTCAAGAACAAAAGGTTCCAAAAATGGTGTCCGGCTTTATCAAAATGAAGACGGAACATATACTGAGCTTGGAAAACAGCGAAGAAGAGCTGAGTATAAAAAAATGTCGGACGATGAATTACGTACAACTATAAAAAGGAAAAAATTAGAGAAGCAGCTTGATGACTTAGAGCCTGTAGGTGCTCCTAGATATGAGCAATCATTAAATAACATGCGTAATGCATCTGGTAATATTGATCAATTAAGTAATAGATTGCGTAATAGGCAGATAAACAATAAAACCATCTACGAAAAGATAGACTTGTCTAAGATGTCTGATCAAGATCTTCGTCGAGCCATCGATCGAAAGCGCTTAGAGGAGCAATACATGAGCGCCTATGGTAAAGAAGTTAAGACTAAAGCTCAGAAGGGGAAGGAATTTGCTCAAAAAGCACTAGAATCGACTTCTGATATTCTTATGATAGGAAGCACTGCTTTGTCAATTGCTTTAGCGATAAAGGCACTGAGAAATGGCTAACTATAGAAAAACGCATAATTACACGGTTACGCGTTTTTTTTTTTGTGAGGTAAAAAATGATTAAATATTATTATTCAAATGAACTCTACCATTACGGTATTCCAGGAATGAGATGGGGGCATAGAAAACAGTACTATAGTTCATCAGCCAATTCAGTTTCTGGACGAAATAAGTTTGGTGATAGAGCGCATGGATTTATGTCTGATATTTCTGAGAGATACAATAAACGAAAAGAATACAAAAGAGCAAAAAAAATAGTCGAGGGTGGAAAACTACGAAAGAAAGGTCAGACTATATTAGGTCGTAATTTACAGTCTAGGGCGTTGTCTTTTCTTGCGTATACGCAAATACTTGGAACTGGTATTTCTGCTGCTAAAAAGCATGCCGATCAAAATGCCATATTATTCACAAAAAATTATGGTGCAATTCCAGTCGCAAATATTGATTATGCTCTTTCAAAGGCATTAGCTACTGGCACTGCAATAGGGATCGGAGTGAATAACCATATAAAGACTTCCCAGATGCGCGCTTATGATAATGCGACTGCAAAAGAGCGTAAGGAAGCAGAAGAAATAGTAAAGAACTATAGAAAAAGATAATTAGTTTTAGTAATTGGGTGGATACAATATGACAGTATACAAATATTATGGCGATGAACTTTATCATCATGGCGTTTTAGGAATGAAATGGGGAGTTCGTCGTTACCAAAATGCAGACGGAAGTTTAACGCCTGCTGGTAAAAAACGTTACCAAAAAATGATAAATTATAGGGACCGTAAAGCTGAATCTGCTGAGACAAATGCTAAACGGTATAAAAATAAGGCTGAAATTGCTAGAAATAGTTTGGAAAATGTAAAGAAGTATGGTAAGGACAGCCAAGAGTATAAACGATTTATTGACGAAAAAATAGAAGATACTGCGCAAAGGATGACTAATCGAGCATGGCTAAATCAAGAGCCTAATGAAGAGTTTCATTATGGCGATACTTTAGAAGCTAATAGATTATTTGCTGGATTATCTGTTAAGGGGACTGAGTTTTTATCTAGAGATTCTTACATGAAGGAATTAATGGACTCATACACAGACGATATTGGATATTATGATAGGAAGGCCAAAGAATGGACCAAAGCTCATGATAATTTAATGAGTATGGACGTTTCTGTTTTTACTAAGAAGAGTGAAATTCGTAAAAAAGGAAGAGCAAGTTTATTTTAATAATTTAGGAGGTACATAAAATGGCCTTAAAAGATAAGTTCCAACGTGCGTGGAACGCTTTTTTTAATAAAGACCCGACCGAGGAATATGCTTATAAGGCCGATTTAGGTATTCAAACCTATATCCGACCTGATAGACCTAGATTCTCGGGCGGAAATGAGCGAACAATCGTTACGGCAGTTTACAATCGTATTGCCATGGACGTTGCTGATATTGACATAAAGCATGTCAGAACTGACGAAAATGGAAAGTATACGGATGACATGAAATCTGGATTAAACGATTGTTTGTCTTTAGAGGCAAATATTGACCAAACCAGTCGAGCATTTGTCCAAGATATTTGTATGTCTATGATGGATGAAGGGGTTGTAGCAGTTGTCCCTGTTGATACTGTTGGCGACCCTTTTTTAACATCATCATATGATATAAAGTCAATGAGAACTGGCAAAATTATTGGCTGGTTCCCTAGGCATGTGAAGGTTAATGTTTACAATGATCAGACTGGAAAACGAGAAGATATTCTTTTACCAAAAAGTTTGGTGGCTATCATTGAAAACCCTTTATATGCAATCATGAACGAACCGAATTCTATTATGCAGAGACTGATTCGAAAATTGAGTATGCTTGACGCAGTTGATGAACAAAGTAGTTCTGGAAAACTTGATCTGATCATCCAGTTGCCTTACACGATAAAAACCGAGGCACGACAGACACAGGCAGAGCACCGACGTGGTGCCATTGAAAGGCAATTGCAGGACTCTAAATATGGTATTGCCTACATTGACGCAACTGAAAAAGTAACTCAATTAAATCGTCCATTGGAAAATAATTTATTACAGCAAGTTCAGTACCTGACGAGTATGCTCTATGGCCAGCTAGGGATAAGCGACGCTATATTAAACGGAACCGCGGACGAAAAGACTATGACTAATTATTATAGTAGAATCATTGAACCAATTATTGCGGCTATCGCTAATGAATACAAAAGAAAATTCTTAACGAAAACTGCTCGTACTCAAAATCAGTCTATTATGTATTTTAGAGATCCGTTCAAACTCGTACCTGTTACAGAGGTTGCTAGTATTGCTGATTCATTTACCAGAAATGAGATACTGTCTCCTAATGAAGTCAGACAGATCATTGGGCGTAAACCAGATCTTGACCCAGCTTCCGATCAGTTGCGTAACAGGAATTTAAACCAGCCTGATGAACAGGCAGGTGGAGAAGGAGAAGAAGGCATACCTGATACTGAAGGTTTTGACTTTGCTAGTACTCCTTTGAGTCAATTACAGGGATTTGACGAATTCTAAATTAATTGGAGGAAATTCAAAATGGAGAAATACGATTTTGGTGGATGGGCTACTAGAAACGATATTCGTTGCTCCGACGGCAGAACAATCAAGAAAGATGCCTTCGCTCACAACGATGGTAAAATCGTACCACTGGTGTGGAACCACAGACACGATGATCCTCTAAGTGTTGTTGGAAAAGCAAAATTAGAGAATCGCCCTGATGGTGTCTATGCTTATTGTTGGCTTAATGACACTGTTCCAGGGAAACAAGCTAAGAGTTTAATTAAGCATGGAGATGTTACATCTTTGTCTATTTATGCGAATCAGTTACAGCAGAATGGTGGGGATGTGCTTCATGGCGAAATTAGAGAATTAAGTCTGGTTTTAGCAGGCGCTAATCCAGGGGCTTACATTGATCAGATAATTGCACACAGTGCTGATGGCTATGAAATTGAATTAGATGATGAAGCAATTATTAGTATGATGGAACCTCTTGAACTCGCTCATGCTGACGAAAAGGAAGAAAAACCAGAAGAAGAGGCAAAGGAGGAAGAAAAGATGCCTGCTAAAGAAAAGACAGTTCAGGACGTTTTCGACGAACTGACAGAAGAACAGAAGACAGTTGTTTATGCAATGATTGGCGCTGCTTTAGAAGATCAGGGCGCTGACGACGAAGGAGAAGACGAAGAAAAGATGAAACACAATGTATTTGATGGCGATGCCTACGAAAATGAAAATGTTTTAAGCCATTCCGAAATGGCTGCTATTATTAATGATGGTAAGCGTATGGGCTCTCTGAAGGAGAGTGCTTTACAGCATGGAATCACTGATATCGAATATTTATTCCCAGAAGCTCAGACTGTTGGTAGTAATACTCCTGATTTTATTCAGAGAGACCAGACTTGGGTTAGAAAGGTTATGAATGGTGTTCATCATTCTCCATTCTCAAGAATCAAGTCAATGCATGCTGATATTACTGAAGATGAAGCTAGAGCTTTAGGTTATATTAAGGGCCATTTAAAGAAGGACGAAGTATTTGGTCTGTTAAAGAGAAGTACTACTCCTCAGACTGTTTACAAGAAGCAGAAGTTAGAGCGTGACGACATCATTGATATTACCGACTTTGATGTTGTAGCTTGGTTAAAATCTGAAATGAGAATGCAGCTTGATGAGGAATTAGCTAGAGCATTCTTATTTGGTGATGGTAGAGCTGTTTCTAGTGATGACAAGATTGACGAGTCTCATATTCGTCCAATTGCTAAGGACACCGATTCTGATGTATATGCATATGCAGTAGAAGTTACTCCTGCTACTGGTGACAATGCAGCTGATGAGACTGCTAAGGCAATCATTAGAGCTGCTATTAAGGCACGTAAGGATTACAGAGGTTCTGGTTCACCTTCTCTGTTTATCGGTTCCGACCTGCTGTCTGATATGTTACTGTTAGAAGATGGTTTCGGTCACGCTCTGTATAAGACTGAAGCAGAACTGGCTACTAAGATGAGAGTTAAGGAAATTGTTGAAGTTCCTGATGAAATTATTCCTGAAGGACTGTATTGCTTAATTGTTAACCTGAACGATTACAATGTTGGTGCTGACAAGGGCGGTGCCGTCAATATGTTCGACGATTTCGATATTGACTACAACCAGCAGAAGTATCTGATTGAAACTCGTTGCTCAGGTGCCCTGATTAAGCCAAAGAGTGCAATCGTTATTAGACAGTCTAGCTTCCCTCACAACTATAACGATGTAACTCCAGAAAAGTATACTGAAAGAAAGTCTAATACTGGAGAATAGTCAGTGGCTAAGTACTTCGGAGAAATTGGTTTCTCAATGACTACTGAAACCAAGCCCGGAGTATGGACCGAGGAGATTACCACTCGGAACTATTCCGGGGATGTAATTAGACAATCATATAGATGGCAGAATAGTCAGAACATTAACGATGATCTAAACATTTCTAATCGTATTAGTATCGTTATGGACAACTTTGCTGTCGAAAATGTCGGGGCAATGAAGTATGCAACCTTCATGAATTCAAAATGGAAGATCGCAGAGGTGGAAGTAGAGTATCCTCGGCTAATTCTATCATTAGGAGGGCTATACAATGAAGAATAGGCCTTTATTGCACGAAGAATTAGTTAAGATTTTAGG